TAGCATCCACTAAACCATTTAAATGAACTTGAGTCATATGACCTCTACTATCATTTTGATTACCAGCGTTATTGAATCGGTGAACTCCTGATTTACTATAGATATACACTTTTACATCAGGTGTAGTCATGTCTGTAGGAATATTCATATTCGCTTTATTCCCTGCATTGTATAGACTGTCAAGGAATGTCTCAGCACTCTCAAACACATACTCACCTGAGATTCTATTTGGAGATAAAAAGAATCTAAAAAATGTATCACCTGAACCTAAATGTTTCCATTTTATTCTTGCATGATAAGGTGCAAAACAAGGCGCTTTTGTAGTCCCTCCATGTCTATTTACATCATGAATTGATTCTGTTCTTAACCAACCTGACTCAGGGATTTTATGTTCATTAGGGTCAATCCCTGCATTTGTGCCGCCGGTCGCCGCCACTACTCCTGATATTTTAATATCAATAAAAGCATCATTAGATGCTACATTTGAGTTATTAGCGATGTTGGTAGGTACGGCTGTTTGGTCAAGCACATTACTATATCCATTATTCTGCTCAGCACTACCACCAATAGCGCCAAAACGAGTAAATATGTTACTGGTTTTTAATACACCAATATTAGGGAATCCTGTTCCAAAACTAACTCCCCCACTAGATGTATCATAAAGACTAGACGTACCACAACTTTCTGAAAAGGCAACAACTTCGCCCATTACCCAACCAACTCTATCTTGTCGGTTTGCATTACCCATAGAAGGCATGAAAGTACCTCCTATTGCTTTTAAAGCACCTTTTCCGGGGAATGTATTAATGGCCGCACCTAAAAGACAGGCTAATTCTTCACCATTTTGACAACGAGTAGCATCTACTACAATATAATCTTCATCAACATCACTTGAAGTAATAGTAGCGGCATCATAGGCTGGTCCTGCTTTACCGTATAATAATTTTTTAGCCATTAAACCTGCTACTCTGAAAGCAGATGGATGTAAAGAAGAACCTGCTACCTTAGCGGCTCTTGAATCATCTTTTGGATGAGGGGGATTAAATGTTAATTGATTATCCATCCAAGAGCCACCGGGATGATAACCATCATCCATATGAAATACTCCATCTGCTGTTCTTATTTGCCCATGACCCATGAACATAGCATGTCTACTTGGATGTACTCTTCTAAAAGCGATAACATCAGCATCATTAACATCTGCTAAAGCGGCATTTATTATTTGAAATCCATAAGCAAATCCTTCTCCAAAATTATTACCTGATTCAGGTCTTTGTCCAAGAATTGCTACATTTGGTTTTCCAACAGCAGGAGTCCAATTAAGAGTTCTACGCCAGTGATACCTATGATTGGCTAACTGATAAGTGCTCGTCATAGGCATATAATGACCAGCATCATTAACAATATGATTTGGTAAAAACTCAAAACTACCACTTCCCCCCGATGGAAGGTATATACTTGCAAATGAATTACCTATAGTTAATGCATTTCCGGGATGCGGTTCAAGTGTATTAGAAGGAGTGGAGGCTTCTCTTGTAAGAGGGAATGCTTGCCCCGGCCCATATATTAGATATGTTGTCTTGTTTTCAGTTCCGTCTCTATGGTCTTGATACCTTGCTGTAGGGTGAGCGAATCTCAATACCATAGGAACAGGCTTTTGCATATGGACTCCAGCAGTATATTCAGAAGCATACGGGTGATGCGAGTTTGCTGTATTAGCCGCATTACTTAGATTAGTGGATAATACATTATCTCGATTAAACGCTGGTGGGTTAATCGTTCCACGATGTTGATTTAAGAATGAGGTTCCGGGGAAAAACGCCATGATAGCGTTACAGTCTAATGTAGAGAATGAAGAAAGTATTTCATTTGCATGTTGTATTCCTGCACAACCAGTTGGGCCGTTTGCATACGGATGTGTATTTAGAGCAGAATAATCATTTTGAGTCCCATCATTAATATCAATTACAGCACCACTAAATCCTCCACCGAAGAATAATGGAACATGATTATCAGGACTATCTCTTGCTCCTCTGAAATATACAATTGGGTCAGAGTGAACACTTCCTAATGAACGCCTTCCTGCGAATAAATATCCTCTTTCATCAGAGTATTTTTGGAACACACCTGATGTAAGAGACGGTCCTCTAGTTCGTGTATCACCAACAGGGAAATCTTCACTCATTGAGTTTCTATCTATTTCCATAAAGGCCAAAACTAAACCAGCAGGAGTATTTGACCCTCCTGAACCATAGGCTACTGCGGTTTGATTTCTCCATGAAATAGGTATTCTATTACCAAATCCGTATATTCTGCTATAATTATGAGCAGAGTGAGTAGGAATATCAGTAACTATACCACGAGGTCTTACTAAATGCCACATAAAAGATGATGAGGGAACACGAGGCGAAGCATGGGTAAAATTACCCAAATACAAAGAATGCATATCTGCTACTCTATGATTTTGATACTCAGCAGTAAAAGCGGGATTATCGCAATTTGGTAAAATCTTATCTCCTGATATACTTACATAATTTTCTCCAGTTAGATTTCTCCTCCACTCACCTACATCAATAGGGTTATTTTGTGAATCTACTAAAATAGGAGTTGCTGTGTTTGCGTTACTACCTTTACTCTTAGAAATAATTTGTAATACTGTTCTTGGTATGTAACCACAAGTAGTTTGTCTGCCTTCATCTATAAGAGAATCAGGTGTAGCAGAAGAAGATGTTCCTCCATTAAACTTCCATCCTCCTGTAGTATCAAGATATATATTTTCCATCTCTCCATATTCAAGGTGTGATGCTTTTAATCCAATATCTTTGAATTGTTTTGATGTAAAGAAATCAGAAAGAGGTGGTATATTTCTATCAGGATTATACGCTCTAATTTTAATAGCATCTTCCGCAACTCCCCACTCTCCAAATGTTCTACCATCAGAAGCATACATTTCTGTGCAATCAAATGTATATCCTTCTTCGTTATTTACATCAGGTAAATTAATTACATAATCTGTAATTGTAGCCATTAATTCATCAGTAATTAAACAAGTCCAATTTGCTGTAGAAGAAATTAATCCAAGCATTATAGTTGTAGATAAACCAAACTCATAACTTACATCAGTAGTCCCTGATGCAGGGCCAGTTATTGATGTAAAATTACTTCCACCACTAAGGTGATTAATTTCAAATGTATCTCCTTCTATACCAAAGAAAGTATGAACTTGACTACCGCTTAAGGTTCCACCATATGTTGTTCTACTTTCATAA